TAATTTAAATATCTTCTGCATATTTTCGTCATCTATATCATTAACAGTTAAGTTAAAATTACTTTGATTATCTTTCTTATCATCATTTAATCTAACATCAACATCCTTTTTCTCCATTAACTCGTTAAATTCTGATGTTAAACTATCAAACTTTAAGATATGATTACAAGTGCGTTCGTTATTATCGTTGTATATGTACTCGTGTTGAGGCACAAAATGACAATTTAATCCACCGTTATAGACATTATCTTCGTTCATATTTTCTTTTAGCCATTTGTTCATATCTTCTTTGTTGTTCATATTATGTTTACCTTTATGTCTGTAAGAGTATTCGCTCACCATTCGGTCTCTTGGATCACGAATGACACAAAAAGTATCGTCGCTGTCATAGTAATTGTTCAAATAGAAATGTTTTGGAGGTACATGCCAGTAGGTGCATTTATTAGTTCCTACCTTGTTTCTGTGTTCGGGTTTGAAACGACCCCATTTTATGTTCTTATCCTTTGCCACATTTTCGATGGTTGTTCCTGCGTTTTTGGGAATATGAATAAATTCTAAAAAGTCTTCAATATTGTTGTTGCCTTTTGTATAAAATATAACAACAGTTGTTAATATTATAAATACGATAATATTAAATGTCCACATTTAATATTAAAAAATATTTATTCGAATTGCATTAAAAATTGAATATATTTATATAAATGTGAAATTATATATATTTACGATGAGTAATTGTATTGTGGAGTTGCCTTATAACAAATTTAACAAACTGATTCAAAAAGAAGACATTGTAAAGTTCTTGAGTATATACGAGGATGTTAACAATATCAACATATATAGACGAGCCTTTGTTCACAAGTCGTATTGTACGAGAAAGAATGAGAACTTTCTGAATGGAAATGTGAATTGTCCCTCTAATTGTTTGCCGTTACAAGAGGATAGTAACGAGCGATTGGAGTTCTTAGGTGATGCGATATTAAATATGGTGGTCGGACTGTATTTATTTGAACGATACCCTACAGTGAATGAGGGGTTTTTAACGACTACCCGAACGAAGTTAGTCAATGGTGAGATGTTAGCATTTTTATCGAAACAACTCAAATTGAACGAGTTTGTTTTATTGTCTACTCAGATTGAATCCAATCAGGGTAGATCGAACAAAAACATTCTAGAGGATACTTTTGAAGCGTTTATTGGAGCTATATTCTTAGATTGGGAAGAAAAGAATAATACGGGCTTTGTACACTGTCAAGATTGGATTATCAATGTATTGGAAGAGCATGTTGATTTTACGGATTTGATGACCCAACAAAAAAATGTAAAGGATAAGTTGGTGAAACACTGCCAACACAACTTTCAGTTCATTCCTAAATTTTATGAGATTGATGTTTTAGAAACCAATGGACAAAAAGTACACACCGTGTATGTTAAGAATAATATGGACAGTATCATTGGTATTGGTAAGGGTCAAAACAAAAAGTATGCTGAAATCGACGCTTCCAAAAAAGCGTTGCAATATTACAATATCAGTTAAACACTCTCCTCGTTAAACTCGTAAAATAGTGTCTTTTGATCTTGTAAATAAGTCAATGTTTGTTTCAATCCGTCAATTTCAATTTGGAGGTCATTGTCTTTGGAATTCAAGTTAGCACTGAGTTCATTCAGTCTGTTCACAACAATCTTCATAATTTTAGAATCTATATTTTGTTTTTGTTCGTATTTTCTTAATAAAATGGTGTTAAGAGCATTGATTTTCTTTTTGGTATCCAAAATCAAATTTTCATTTTTGAATTGTATGTTTGATATACGAAGATGATTAAAATAGATAAAACCGAAACAAAAAGCTATTATTAAAAACTGTATAATATATCCAATCATATTTGTTTAATCCAGAGAAAAAAATTGGTATATATATCGAACAATAATAAACGCCAATAAGAATGTAATGATCAATCTAACAAACCCTGATATAAGATACTGTAGTTTCAATTTGATAATAATATAGTTGTTAATGTTTATCACTTGTTCCGTGTCCTTGTCAGATCTGGGCAAAATACCATTGATTATAGGATCTACTACAGCCAATGTAAAATCTTTTATAAAAGCATTCACTGCAGCCGATATTAAAAATGCTATTATCAATCCATCAACATCTCTTTTTTCAAACATCCATTTAATGAAATCGATTTTCTTTTTTGCCATACTTTTACTTTTATATATAAGAATAAAAATTTGATTTTTATTAAGTTTGAATTATTTAAATGAAATGAAAGTTTTGGTGATTGTAGAGTCGTCGACCAAAGAGAAAACCATAAAAAAATGTTTGGAATCAGCATTTAGTAAACAAAACAATTCATATACTGTCAAAGCATCAGGTGGACATATATGTGACTTGGTCAAACAAGACTTTGGATTGAATAAAAAAACATTACAACCTGTTTACACAGTATTAAAAGAAAAAAGTAAAACGATTAGCGTCTTACGCGACTTGGTAAAACAAACAGACAAAGATGGTGGAATTACATTGTTAGCGTCGGATAATGACAGAGAGGGGGAAGCGATCGCTTGGCATTTACAAAACATATTGAAACCTCAAAGATATAAACGGATTTTATTCAATGAGATTACAAAGGATGCTTTATACAACGCGGTGACAAACCCTAAAGATATTGATATAAAAATGGTTAATTCACAGCAAGCAAGGCGTGTGTTAGATAGATTGGTCGGTTTCAATTTGACTAAAATGCTCTGGCAGAACTTTTCGTCCAAGACGGTGCTGTCCGCGGGCAGAGTTCAATCGGTCGTGTTGATGTTAATCACCCAAAAAGAAAAAAACATTAACGAATTTGTTTCCGAAAAATACTGGAACATGTTGAACACATTTAACAACAATATCACTGACGCGAAGTTGTATCAAAACGATAAGATCCTGACATTCAATTCTAAGAAGGATGTATTGCGTGTGTTGAATTTGTTGAAGAGTGACAATCATTACACCATTGCATCGCATGTTATGAAGGATGTTCACGAGTATCCAGACAAACCATTCACCACATCAACTCTGCAACAAAAGGCAACTTCGTATGGGTTTTCTATCAAAGAGACTATGAAGGTGGCACAAGAACTATACGAATTAGGTCACATTACATATATGAGAACGGACTCCTTTGTGCTATCCAAAGAGTTTCAGAGTAAATTAAGTGTGTATATTCAGGACACATTTGGAAGAGAGTTCGAGAACAGAGGAAGAACAAAAAACACAAAGCAACAAAAGAACGCACAGGAGGCGCACGAAGCGATTCGACCAACAAAGTTGGTTCGAATGACAAGATTAACACCCAGACAGAATGATTTATACAATCTCATATTCAATCGAACGGTCGCGTCCATGATGATTCCGGCGACTTATAAAGAGTTGTTGTTGCACATTGAACATGAAAAAATAAAATCATACAAGATGTATTTTCTAGGTAAGACAAAATATATTGTGGAGTTGGGTTTCAAAAAAGTGTATTGTGAGACGGAGAAATGTCACAATGTCCAAGAGGTTGATAGTATTTTCAAAACATTGAAGGAGAACAAGAATCTTAAATCTTTGGAAGTTGTGGGAAACTGTATATGGTCCACACCACCACAGCGATTTAGTGAAGCGTTGATAATCAAGAAGATGGAAGAATTGGGAATCGGAAGACCGTCAACATATGTAAGCATACTGAACAAGTTGTACGACAGAAGATTCATTCTGAAGATGGACAAAACAGGAGAGATAAAGGAATACAACGATCTGATTTTGAAGAAAGGAGCTATTAAGGAAAATATTGAAAAGAAAGAGTTGTACAACGAAAAGAATAAAATTGTTCCGACGGATGCGGGTATAAGTATTAATCAGTTTCTGATTTCTAATTTCAATGATATTGTAAATGTTGAATTTACCAGTGATATGGAATCTGATTTAGACAAAATAGCCGACGGTGACAAAACATATGATAATCTAATTAAGAACTTTTACAAATTTATCATCGATAAATGTAAATTGGAAAAGAAATCGAAGGTTATGCTGGAGAATAAGCAACACAACTTTAAGGTGAACGACAAAGATGTTATTGTTCGAATGGCAAGATTCGGACCGATCATTGAAATACCTACAACAACAAAGTCAATCTTCATTCCGTTATCACCGTATATGAAAATAAAACAAATGTCAGACATCAACGAAATTAACAAAAATGATATAGAGTTCTTGTTGCGATTTCCAGTAAAACATAAAAGTTATTTAATCGATTATAAAAGTTACGGTTTCTTCGTGAATGACGGTAAAAAGTCGCTATCCATTTATCCCAAATTTTTCAAAGATCTATACAAACAAAACTATGAGTTCATTGATAATATGTATGCTAAAATAAATAAATGATTAGGGATTTTTACATACCGAATGTGTCATTTTTAACAACACAAGTCTGTATTTTAATAATGTCTAAACATTTTTTTGATATAAGTGTTTTAAATTTGCACTTGCTAAGTTTTGTCATATTTATAGGAGGGTGTTACATAACGTATGTCAAACAGTTTATTGTGTTTGATGAATTGGACATAAGTGGAAAAGAATTGCATATTGGTAATTTATTATTTCATATTATTCCGTTTTTGTATATATGGTCAAACTATAAATTAAACAAAAAATATATATTGGAAACTATAGTGTATCTTCTTATTTATGTATACATGTATAATCCGAAGAAGAAATATTACATATCAGAAACAGAGTACAGGTTGTATGGTTTGATTTTAGTATTAATTATTATGATGTTTTACATGTTCATCTGATTTTCAAAGAATGGATCGTTGCTTTTGAATGCTTTGGATTTAACTGAACCGGTGCATATGATATTATGCTTATTGGAGAATTTATGTATATTTTGAAACACGGGGACACTGTTTCCTGGTCGGATAATGTCACCGTATTGGGTTAGAGCGTTTTGGGGAGGTATAGCGGATACTAAATTTTTGTTTGTCATATAGACAACATCCGGTTGTACATAGAGATTACCCCATGGTCCTTTGAAAGCTTCGCCTGTATACAAACCACCATTCAGAACAGGTTTAGGTAATTCACTTTTAGAATTATTGAATTCAGAATAATTCATTATTTATTATTTAAAATATAAAAGAAAATATTATTACAAATGGTTAATATTGAAGCTATTGTTGAAGATATATTGAGTAAAAAAGAAGATAAAGAAGGTTACATTACAAAATACAAAGAGTTCTCTGAGAATTACCCAACTTTGTTCGAGAAACTTTTCGAACCGAATTTGGACAAAGCGGTATTGAGATACATGCTCAATCAAAAAGGAAAAATGAATACCAACAAGCAAACAGAACATAATGCGTCCATTAAAGTTGGAACAATGTTAGTGGATAAATATGTCAAACCAAATTTGACTTGATCGGTATATCGTATTTTTTACACCATTCTATACATTTTTCTACATTTGTATTTTTTACAAGATTGTTCGAATGTAACAATGTTAATGTTTTATTAATATAGAATATTTGACTGTTCACAAATTGTGTGTTGTATTCGTAAATATGAATTAATGTGTTCATTTGCAGATCCAACGATATAATCTCATCGATCGAGAACACTCTGTGGTAAACTTTAGATTTTATATGGTCTAGTAAATGTTTGTTTTGTAAAGTGAAATTAGAGCAAATCAAATATTTTTCCGAATTAGCGGGTCTACTGGTTTTAGGTTTCTGTATTGTTATCTTGTCATAAAACAGTCTCAACAACGCTATCATATTGATAGTGTTAATGTCGAAAAGATCGAATGCCTTGATTATAAAGGTTCCGCCTTCCTGTTGAATGTTCAAACAAATATATATTTCACACAGCATTAGAAGTAAAAAGTCTTTTTCCTGTGCGTTAAAGTTCTTACTAAAATCGAATCCTCCATCTGCAGTGACCAGATTACATGAATGTGGACCGACAGTGTCTACAAAGAAATCTATGTTTTGTAGGTTATATATGTTGCCTGTGTTGTCGTATCCGTAACATATCTTGTAATTGGTTATGTTTTTCAATTTCCAGTTGGGAACTCTCTTATCATTTGAGAGTAATGTAATACAATCGACTGGATGAATTTTTTTATCATTATATACATTATTGATTGCCTGAATAAAACCACCCGGACCTTCACAAATACATGCTGCTTTAATCTCTAAATTGTTAACCAATACATTATTATCCTTCAAGACCTCTACTAATTTAAAATAAGATCGACTGATAGGAACAACATTGGCAACACCATCATTGTTGAAAGAAAAAATGAATTCGTATATGTTTGCATACTTCTTCGCAATGTCCCAATTCTTTTGATTGTCGATCTTATTTTTATTCCTTTTCAAATCCTCTAATAACAATTGATTCTTGCTATACATCTCATTATATGATTGTTTGTCATAATGTCCTTTGAACTTATTTAATATGTGATATAATGTTGTTTCCATTAGTAGTTATTTATTTATATTTCTTAAATACAAACCACGAATTTAGAAAACTGTATCTTTTGAAAACATCGTCTAGTCCATACTCCTTATCGTCGTACCATTTATCAAATGTATTTATCGAGTCTTCGATATTTAACGATTTCAAATCAGTCTCTGTTAGTACAGTTATATCATATTCTTTCAGCTTGTTTTGCAATAAATTAAAATCTACCAGGTATTCGTCGTATACAACATTAATAGATTCTATGTAGACAGATATTTTTTGACCTGTTTTTTCAGGTTCAAAGGTGTCGTATTTCTTCTCTAACATCCACACAACATTGTCGTTCACAATTCCGGTTTCCTTGCCCCCTGTCGCTTTAGACAGCATGTCGTTCACCAAATTTCCATTCAAACAAGTTCCTATGAAATAGCTACCCACCTTCATCACCTTGTCTATGTTCGCACAGAAAGCGTCCAATTTATCCTCGTTCTCAAACATATAATGTATGGCAAATTGACAACTAACCACATCAAATTTATTATACATTATATTGTGATATTTGCTGATCTGGTTGTGTGTAATATCCTTTCTCGTTATGTTGCCCCATACAACATCGTAGAACTCCATCATCGTATCGTTTTCAATACTCGACTTATCGACCCAATGGGTCGACACATCCTTTTGTAAAAATATAGCATTGAATTTGTTGTTCGACATATTGCTTGTCTGATACGAATCGTAATATCTCTTATACGCTCCGTCTGCTGTATTCATAATATTATCCAAATTGTAGTCAAAGCCAACGACAAACGAATATCTGTTCTCGATCCACTTGAAAAGGTCACCCGCCTTTCCGCACGCTAGATCAATCAATGAGTAGTTCTTGTTTTTGAACAACGAAAACAGTTTGGATTTGATACTTTTGTTATGAAATGTAATCATCGGTTTTGACAATAGTTTCATTCTGTTAACATTTCTTGAATAGTATACATTCGCTTCGATTATATCGTTTTTAGTTAACAACTGTTTCCCTTTGATCATATCATCCGTCACAGGATTCTGAATACTTCTCCACACATTCATGGCGGTAACATAACTATTTGCGGTATTCATAATGTTTTTATTATTTTGAAATAGTTCGGTTTTGTCGTATCTTACTCTGTACGGTATCCAACAAAACAATTCCGTCGCATTTTTATCATACACATATTCGATTACGGTGTTGCTGTAAATGTCTTCGTTCATCTTGGTTTTCGGTCGTTTGTCACCATCACTTATCTTCAAATATACCTGGACGAAAGTTTTAGCTCTGAACACAACTTTGTTAAATATAGCGGATTTGGTCAACACCTTAATAGGATCAATCAGTTCGTCAGTGTTTGATCGATAAGATACTTGTAAATTGCACAACACACATCTACCTATGTTCGGAATGAACAATTCTTCTCCGTAAGATGTCAGCATATCAATGGAGTTTTCATCAGGTGGTTTCCATTTGAACACATTCATCCATGTTCCCCCAAATGTGTTCTTTTCAGATCCAACATCTTTGTAATACGCTCCTACACTGAGGTTGATGGGGGTGTAGATCAATCCGTCGATGTGATATTCGTATTTGTCCTTGTTGTAAGCCTTTCTAGCCAACTTAAATATATCGTCTCCCTCGTGTAAATGCTCTTTTGGTTTGATGACAAACTGTGACGATGCATTCTTACAAAAACTTTTGATAAGATTGTATCGGTCGGGAATTAACTTATTACTCCGCACATCCTCGTTGTTCATGAAATACACATCGAATGCTAAGTAAGTATTCAAAGGCGTGTTGTGTTTGGACTTCTTAACGAATTCACCGTCCAACAAACAACTTGCCTGTTTGTGTTTTGTACCAGTTGAACGTATATTCAATCTAGAATCAATCATGTAGATATCATTGTTATCGTCCACATACAACAGCATCCTTTCACCATCCGCTTTTTCTGTAACACTATAACCCGCTTTTATAGAGATTTTGCCTAGAGTTTCATCTACTAAATTAGTTTGTTCTAAAGTAACCGGTTGATAAGATAAGAAATAACGTTTCGGATTCTTGAACACAACCTTCTTAATGTATCCTAACATGTTGTTCTTACAATTATCAAACACCTTAGGATTCACTAAATTGAGATAATTACACAATATTAACCCTTTTTTTGTGTTTGTTATCAAATGATTTGTGTCGTCTAATAGTTTCTTAATTATTTCAATGATCTGAAACAATATCTCGACAACATCAACAACTTGCTCATTATTGTTGTTCAAATATTCAATTTCGATCTCGTATTTCTCCGGCGCTCTTAACACACCAGACTGTTCCATTTTACTTGCAGGATATATGGATGATTTGACTATTGTTAGATCGACTCTAAATAACTGACTATGATGCACAAATGAGTAACGCTTCTTATTTCTGAAATGTTTGTTGTTCGTATTCATTATCGCTTCCATGTCATCTAGTGACTCTTTCTCTGCTTCGTTTTTCATTTTGAAATATACATCGTATTCCGATAACTTGATGTTTTCGAAATTATCCACTTTTTTCTTTTCCATAATGGTATAATCATTCAATATACCAGTGTTACAATAGTCAACAATAGAATTCTGCTTATCGATGGTGATTCTGTAGTTTGTATTGTATAATGATATATCTAAGGACTCGCGATGTACGGTTTCGAACAGTTTGAACGGTTTTGAATTATTCAAATAATTTAAAACATCGGAGAATAACTCCCTGTCTATGGTTTTGGAAAAAACACACTCAAACTCGTATTCTTTATTTGTGTTTGCATCGACAATACTATTTGTTATCAGATTGTATATTTCGCTCGTAAGTTCCATTATATTAAACTGTTAATATAAATAAAATTTAGATCAATTTTTAATTCTCTTGATTTTTTCAATTAGGTCGTCCTTTTTTTTCATTGTTTTATCAATATGTATGTTGTACTTATCGATATAGTTTTTCAACTCTGTCATTTTTATGTTGTTAAAATCGATGCTCTCATAATATCCTTCTTGTATTAACTGATTCTCGGCAAATTCGATTCCATCGAAAAATCGTGTGTTGTTTGGATCTATTACCAATGTAGTGTCAAAGGATGACCCGTATATGTAATAATCCTTTTTATCGATAGCAATAATATTTCTTTTCAAAATATTAGAAAATAATACTAAAACATCTTTATTTGTCGGTATGTTGTATTCCGTATCATATATGAAATCAAACATATTATTCTTCAAGACATTGTGTCGTTTGCTGATGCTTTTGTACACATCATTGGATAACGAATTGAAAAAACTTTGTTTGTACTCATTCATATCAATGTTATATTGATTCTCATACACAATCACCAGTTTTTCAAACAATGTCTTATATATTTCCTTGTTCATAGGATTGTGACTCACTTTCGGTATTCTTATATAGTCGTTTTCTCTTCGTTTAACAATCGACGCGACATACATTTCTCCTTGTTGATGCTTAGTAAAGTTTATTTTTTGGTAATTATGGGTGTTGATAGACGATATACGATCAAATATTTGTTCCATTATATCTAGTATATATACTTGTCCTCTGTTAATTCGCTTAAATCATTATTCTCACATTTTTCAATTTTTTTTGGGTCTATTTGTATTTGTTTGTTATATTTCTTTTTGGCAATTGAATATTTCACATGAATACTCTTCTTATTTGTTTTGTTTATATGATTTTCAATATCTTTAATCATCGATTTATCGTATTCGAATGATTTTTTGGTCAACTGATCGGATTTAACATCATCCTGTATATCGTAATCTTCGTTTTCAATTTCATTGAGATCTTTTTGTTTGGAGGGGGAATACACATGTGTTTCAGATGCCAATTCCAACAAGTTATCAGTTTTATTCAGTATTTCTAAAATGTTATTATCGTCGATTTCATTTAACGAAAAAAAAATACCGTTTGTGTTTTCCATGAAATTCAAATTGAACGTGTTTGATATATAATGAAATAATTCTATTTTTGATTCATAATCTAGTTTTTGCGAACTGTCAATCAATAATTTTCGATGATTCATTTCTAAATATATTATACATTAAATACCTTAAATCAATAAAATTCTTCTTCCGACGCATCTTCTTCACTCAATACATCATCATTATCAATGTCATCCACATCTTCGGATGTTAAAGACAGCTTTTCTGTTTTATCATCCTCCTCATTTTCGTTCTCTTCATCGTCGTCTAATATATCCGTAGCGTTATCTCCGTTGACTACTTCATCCTCGTCGAGCTCCAATACATTCAACTCACTATCTGTTTTGACCAACGATTCATTGGTTTTTATACTTTCAATAATTTTACCAAACACATTGATATTTTTATTGTTTAAGATATATTTCTTCCCTAATATTTCCACATTTACTTCGTCATTGATGGTGATGTTTTCCAATAAATCTGGATGGTTCGTAAATTGAGAATCTTGTTTTGGTATGATAATGTTTAATATATTCTGATATTGACCAAATTCTGTTATACCAGAAGTACAAAGAATACCGAACACATTGATGTTCTTAACTTTACATTTTACTATGCTCCCTATAGCGGGATTACATATGCTAGCATTGAACTCCACATCGAAGAGCACATAACCATGAAATGTACTCAACTCTATTGATCCTTTATATACAGTAAGTAGTTCTATGCTATTTTGCTTTATATATCCAAATTTAGAACATATGCCTTCATATTTCTTTTTTAAAACAGTTAGTATATTCTTTTTATAGTTTGAATTTAATAACCATGGTGCAATTTTCACTGTGTCTTTATTTCGGATTTCCGTAAAATTATTCATTGTATATACAATATCAAATATTTAAAATATTAATGCTTATATCAATTTTTTTTTAATGTTGTATTCAATGGTTCGTAAAAATCTATCTTCTAATCGTAGATAATACTCATATATAAGGCACAACCTGCTCTTTGATTGTTTATCCAGGTTTATTTTAGAATTAAGTTTGGTTATCGCCTCTTTTAACAACTTTAATGTGATAGATGATGTCGTTAAACACGCTGTACCAAACGATTTTGTTTGTATGTTTTTATCCATATGTTTGACCTTTGATTTCGGTTCAAACTTGGTTTTGTCTTTGTTTGTTATAATATCAATGAATCCTTCAAACGATTTAACCGTCAAGTCTTTTTTTACAAGTGCCTCATATTTATTATTCGTTGAAATATCACATTTCATAAATTTGTCTTTTTTATTTTTACACAAATAAGTGTCCATGTATGCATTATAATACGCGACAATTTCATCATCGGTTTCATCCTTAATGACATATTTGCCCCTTACCAATGACTTGAGCATCAGTGGATTTGTCACCTGCACAATTTTCTCTATATCGTTCTCAGAAATTCTGTCGACAATCATATTTGCTATAATGTCATTGTCACTATTCTCATCGACCTTTTGTATTATTTGTTGTAATTTATTGTATGCTTTCAAAAACTTACTATTAATGTTGTTTTCCACTTTCGTTTGTGTGTTGTCTATATCTTCCGTTTCTTCATTATTTTCTTCGTTGATTACATAATTACTTATGTATTTACGCTTTTTCTTTTTTCTATCAACCAAAGTAATTTTATAATCATCTATTTCTTCCTGTTGAAAAAGATATTTGTTATCTGTTTTAATTAAGTATCCTTTGATATTATTCATACACACAATAGTTTTGTTTTTGCACATATAACTCAGTGTGTTTTCTAACAAATCGTTGTCATACATTTCTTTCATTTGTTCTAGATCAAATTCATACATCAAGTTATTAGCAATAATCTTTTTGATATGTTTGCTTGTCTCTATAATGTCAAACAACAACATGCGTAGGTTTGAATACTTTGGTTCTTTTACCATCTTCGACTTATGCGCACACACAATATTATCGTATTTGGATAATATTTTGACTTTACTTCCATCCGATTTGACAATTTCCTTGTTTAAGTTTATTGACGATCTGTTGTTAAGAACACAATCGATAGAGTTTGATTTTATAATATTCTCTATTTGATTTATTTTATCCTGTTTTTTTATACCTAATCTATAACGACGATAATCAACAGTTTCAATATTATCATCATCCATATTCAAATGTAAATACACCCCCACGTTTCTCTTTGCTTCACATAGCGCATGATGACTGTAATAACGCACACCTCTTCCTATTATTTGCTCAATTTTGTTCATGTTATACCATGGTTCCAGTATATGGATTTCTCTAACATTTTTAAAGGTAACGCCTTCGGATGCGACCTCATTTATCAACGCTATTTTTATTGTATCGCCGTTCTGGTTGGATGGATCGTTAAATTTTAAAAGTTCGTTTGTGTTATTCGGAGATAATGTATCATCCGCCGTCAGTATAATATATGACAGTTTGTTTTTCTTCGTTTTGTTGTCTAACAAAATGTTGTTGTTATTGTATTTATCGTACCCCAAATGTTCCAACGCAATTGCGCACGGTATCAACCCCGAGTATAGATATTTGGAATATATCAATATCAAACCCTCTTTTTTATCAATATCCTTCAATATATTGAACAGTTTGGAAGAATAGTCGTTAAGATTTTCCAGTTTCAAAAACTGGTTCTTTTTATCATTGTATATTACCTCCAACAGTTTCTTGTTTTCTCTTTTATTGAAGTTGTTAAAAAAACCTGTTTTCCCTTTCGAATTACGAATATCGTTTTTGTTGTCTGTGGGGTACACTATGTTGGACAACTGTATTCTATTCTGTATATCTTTGTTGGTGTCGTTTTTTTTAATTTTGTTTATGTTATATATATGTTCTTGTTGCCCTTTCATTTTCGAATACATAAACTCATACTCTTTGTCATCAATTGGTGTTATCTTTGATTTCGAATCTAACATGTCTAATTTGGGATGTTTGGACAACTTTGAACTCGAGAAATATTGAATTGGGAATGTTTCGGGATCATACCCTCTCATGTAAGAGACATAGTTTTGAGCAAAATATTTTAATCTTTTCATGGATGATTTAGTCAATCTTTCTTTATCGTCAAACTCTATGCGAGTATCGTATGCGTAATATTGTTTGTCCGTTAAATATACAAAGTCCATTAACCAAGAAATTTCGTTTGGATTGTCGAACATCGGTGTTGCGGATAGCATCACCAACCGTACATTTTCCGCACATCTAAGTATGAACTTCAAAACTTTTGGAAACTTTTTCATTGATTTTTCGTTGATCAACCTGATGTTATGGATTTCATCAATTATGAAGATTCTATCGGAGAACTCCTCACGAACTGTGTTAAATATATACAGACTGCGTTTGTTCCGATCTTTTCCGTATTTCTCTTTGCTTTTACGCGTTATATTATCTATATAATTAACCATTTTCAAATACCCAAAGAAACTATATTTTTCGTTTATCATCTTCTGTATTTTCTTATTAACCTCCACTCTACTCATCTTATTCCAACCCGGTATCAAATCTAAATATTGTTGACCATTGCACGATTCGTATGTTCGCGTTTCATAATTCAATTTGGACATATCAAACAATTCTTTTCGATAGTTGTTTTCTAGAGCACTAGGTAACAACACCAGAACTTTCTTATCAAAAACATCGACAAAATTCTCTGCAATCAAAATGGAGGAGCATGTTTTACCGACACCGACACCATGGAACAATAGTATGCTCGTGTTGGAGGTATCCATGGAGAGAAACTTTTTTAGGAATTTCTGATTATTTGTGAAAGCGAACCCATCTAAAGGATATTTGGTGACAACATCAACAAAATATTCGTTATGCTCATCGAGTCGGTGTTCGTTATACTTGGGTTTCAACAGTTTAGATTTGTACATTATTTTTTGAACATCGGTGAAATTCTTATTCTTTTTAAAACTTTCATGAATTGCTTTGAAATATTCAAATTTCTTCTTTAAAGTTGCCTTCTCAATACTGTCTAATTCAGATTTTTCCTTTTTAGTTAACTTATCATCAATATTCTCCCAATTGGTATATATTGAAAATTGTTTTCCTTCATCGGCATCCGTGTCCTCACTCTCGGCATCCGTGTCCTCACTCTCGACATTCGTGTCCTCACTCTCGACATCCGTGTCCTCACTCTCGGCATTCGTGTCCTCACTCTCGACATCCGTGTCCTCACTCTCGGCATTCGTGTCCTCACTCTCGACATCCGTGTCCTCACTCTCGACATCCGTGTCCTCACTCTCGACATCCGTGTCCTCACTCTCGACATCCGTGTTCGCAACAGGAATTAAGTAATCATAATGGATACCAGAACTTTGATTTGAACTGGTGTATACATTCAATTCTGAGTTGGTATTCCTAATATTTAAGACACCTGAATTATATAGATAAATAATTTTGTCACATCCTTGTGTTGCGTGGAATTTGGTGCTTATATCTTTATGTATAAAGTATATCCAAACATTTTGAACTTGTGACCAAACAGCAATACAAACATCAAACAACACAGCTAATATTTCAAATTCGTCGTTTTCTGCCCAACCGGTACCCAAGTTGTCAATTCCGCTTTGTATTCTGTTCTTCACAGTATTATTGTATTTTTTACCATTTATTAACATATCAGTATCCTTCAGAGTGTTGATTAATAGTTGTCTCAAACTGCGTGTGTTGTTTGGAATTTTTACATCGGGGTATAAAATGTGCACCGATTTCAAAAACGCATGATACGCACAATCTCCATCACCCGGTGCTTTTTTCATTTTGTACAATTGGTTACTATAATCTTCTAATTCAAAATTTTGTTTGATATGTGGGTTCATTATTATTCTTACGAAATATTTTTAGTTTTTGAAATTTGTAAATGTATTCTTTTAAATAATTCCAATTTCTCTACTTTATTTTCTATTTTTTTACATATGGTGTTGTAGTCAAACCATTGAACATCTTTTATCTCTTTGATTTGGTCGATGTTGTTTTTGTCGTAAAAAACATCGTGAATGTTGTTTTTACAATAACTCGCCAAATAAAATATATTTCGATAACGCAACTTGTTGTTACCAACAAAGATCTCTTCATATTGTTTACAATTATCTTCGATGGATAGTAATGTTTTATTGATTCCGGATTCCTCTTCGAACTCTCTTAGTGCACAATGTATATCTTTTTCATTGATTTTTCGTCTTCCTTTCGGAAATTCCCACTCGGTTTCAATCATATACTCGGATGGAATCAAAAGGTCCAGTGTGATGTCGATAATCTGTCCGTTTGCTTTGATTTTATAACCGTTTTTTAATGATTTAAATTTGGTAGCGCTAATGTTATACTCTTTTCGCATGTTGTTTGTGTTGTTAATCCACATGGAATTCCACAGATATTCGAAATCATTATTTTTTAACTTGTCTTGTTCGTTTTCTGTCATATTTTTCAGTAGTTTGGATATATAACTAATATTTTTAATATCATATTTGCCCCTGATAAACTCTGTGTAACAAAGAGAATCCTTTCTTTGAACCATCAGATAGTACATATTATTGTTCAAATATTTGTAGCAGATTATACCAAAACTGGTTATTGGGAAATTACAGTTTTTTGAAGTATGTCCATTATACCCACAATTTATACATACAATATCTTTTTTACAATGTTCTTTGTGATGAAAAATCATTTTCTCAACCTACAATAAAATTACATTTTAATGTTTTAAATATTTCCCCACCAAAAAATATAATCTGTAATTAAAAATATATTACAATGGATCCTAAAATATGGGGTAAGCACATGTGGAGCAGCATTCACTTTATCGCTTTAGGATTTCCAGAAACACCTAGTGAGAAACAAAAAACGGATTACAAACACTTCTTTGAAAATCTATACAAAGTATTACCTTGCAATACATGCAGCGAACATCTCGAAAACACTCTGAAAAATGAATTACCGTTGTATGCGACCAACCTCGACAACAAAATCGAACTCTTCAAATGGACCGTCAAACTACACAACATTGTCAACAAACGATTAAAAAAAAAAGAAATGCAATTCAAAGATGCTGAAGATATGTATTTTAAAAGAGATTTGTTTCAAGAAGCCATGTGTCCGTCTGAAGAATTGAATTATGAACAGGTATTTGATACCAAATTATATGTGAGTTTACTGTTAATATGCATCATTTCAATATTAATAAATATTTATTACATTGTCTTCAGAAAAAGATAAAGATGCATCTTGAGGGAGTAATGTATTTAGGGACTTTCCAATTTTCGTATAAATAGAATTTGTTTTATCAATATTCAGATCAAAATGCAAATGCATATCCCCGACCTCGTTGATGCCTTTGTTTCGTATAACAAAGGGTTTGAAACAATCGAAAACCCTTTCGCTTCTCACAACAATGGATTCTTGAGCATACGTTATCTGTTTGACAAAACCACACAGCAACTCCAACAAAGTAATTGTTATGTTGATATGTATGTGCATATTGTCAACTTTGATAATTTCACTATCATATATGTGTTCAATGATCAAAATTAATGATTTTGAAATGGTAATTAGCTCGTTGTGTTTCATACCCGGTCTCAAATATATGTTTCTTGTATCCCATTGTCTTATCTTTCTATTACCGTCGCATACATTACATACTTTGTTGTTAATTACAAAAATTCCCTTGCCATTGCAAGTTATACAAGATAAAAAGGATATGGTAGGATTTACACCTTTCCCGAAACATTCTCTACACTGAATGGTATTTTTACTAGGATCTACGATACCGGTCTCGTTACACACGGTACATGGGTAGAGAATAAGCACATTGTAATCTTTGTAACAACCATACATTATATCATCCATACTCATTTGTATTTTAATTTTTTGTTGATCGTCTTCTGTATTCATAATATCCGCGAAGAAAGATTGCATGTTCCCTTTCTTTTTCGCATAATATATGCAGTCGTATTCCTTTCGTTTCGTTTCGTCAGACAAAGTGTCGTATGCGTTTTTTATATTTTTAAATTGAGTATCATTACCATCATTCCTATCAGGATGATGTTTTAATGCTAGGATTTTGTATTGCTTTTTAATATCATCCAATGTACTGTTGTTGTCAACATTCAACACTTTATAATAATCATTTTCTTCTTTCATCATTTATGTGTATGATTTAAACTTATTTAAATAAGTTTAATAAAAAATGCAAACTATTTCTCCATATAATGTATTGAATATTCATCCGAATTGTACACTAGACGAAGTGAAGAACCAATTCAAAAAATTAGCGGTCCAATATCATCCGGACAAAGGAGGGGACAAGAACATTTTCAATTTATTAGTTCATAGTTTCAAACAGATTATTAAGGATATAAAAGACAAAGAGAGCGATAAGAGTTTTCATACATTGAAAACCGAACACAAACATTCAATCAATACAGATACAGACTATGTTGTTGCAAATGACGGATTCCAAGATAAATTCAATAGGTATTTTAACGAAAACAAAACCAAAGATACTAATTTCGAAAGAGGGTATGATATCTTCATTAGTGAACCCGAAGTGAAAACTTCGCAGAAACATTACAAATTGAAGAAATATAAGGAACCCGAAGGGAGCGTTTTAAGCAAACTGCAATTTGAGGAACTTGGAACCACTACCAAGGACTATTCTGGAAAAAATGACAACATTCATAAACTACAATACATGGACTATCAATACGCACACACAACCTCCAAGTTGATCGATCCTGATATGGTCAAACATCGCAATGAGTTCAAAAGTTTGAATGACATTAAACAAAAACGGTCGTCCGAAAACTTCTCAATGACAGACGACGAAAAAACTTATTATGAAAAACTATCGGTGATGAATGATAGAAAAGAACAAAAACGAATCGCGAATATACACAAATATGACAAATATCTCGATATACACAATACTTCCATCTCTAAGTTATCTATACAATAGAATTTATATGTATTTAAGATGATAATTTGTTCGCAACTTTTTGCATTGGTTATTGAACAAAACGGGATTGATGGTATTGGTGATAATGATTAAGTCTGTCATTGCTTCAACGGGGACACCTGTAGTAAGAATAGACATGTCCAATAGCAAAATGTTTACATCGTGTTTGAAATGATGTGCTATTCTTTTTAAGATGTTGTTATTTCCACGAAAGTTTAAGAATTTTATGCTCATTCTTTCTAATATGTTCTCGAATCGTGTCAACAATGTTCTGTTGTTTCCCAAAATACCTATTTTGTTTTCGTTGTTGTTTAGCTGTTTGATCAAGCACTCAAAGTTCTCGAATATTGAGTTTTTAGCACATATTTCTTGTTTATTGTTGTGCTCGATTGTTGGTTCTTGTACGAAGAACTCAAAATCATCCTTTTTACATAACGGACATAACACCGTTTCGTTCGTGTTACATTTTTTCCATTTGTTAATACATTCGAAGCACACTTTGTTCGAACAACATTTCAGAATGCTTGTAATATTTATATCAGAGTAACAAATGAAACAAAGATTGTTTTCTGTGATTCGTTTTCTCAATTCAGCTTCTTTTTCGCGTATGCTTTCTTTCTTTTTCTCCAGACGAACTAATTTGTTTTGTTGATCAACAGAATTAGCGAAATACATTTTTTTAATACAATATTCGTGTGTTTCCAAGTTTTTAATTTGCTCTCGGAATTTTCGCATTACATTTTTTATGATGTCTTTTTCTGTCTTGATGCTCGAATCGGTCAAATGTTTTATCACATGTTTTATATTATTTTGTTCGATGTTATTCAGTAACACTTCATCCACCAGTCCGTCCAATGTCAATATGGTGATCGGTCTTTTACATTCAATATTGATAACGTTGATGGGTTTGCTTTGTTCGTCATTGATAAGAATATGATTCAAAATTTCTTTGTTGCCGTAAAAACAATCTTTAATCAGACTGATATCGGAATAGATGTACCATTTGAATTCGTAATCAATACAACAATTGGAAATCAATTTATTCGTGTAATTATGGAAGATTACTCTCTTGTACGAGTGTTCGTAAATAATATTGAAGTTCTTTTTCAAGGCTGAGTGTGATATCACAATCATGTTGTATTGCTTGAATATGGTGTCCGTTATTTTGGAGCTGTGATTCACAATAAACATTGAATCATTTGAATACTTTTCCCAAACATGAATTAAATATGGTTGTGTTATGATTAGATTAATGTTATCTATGTTTTTTTCGTTTGATATAATGATATCCTTGTATTGGGTGTCTGTGTAAAATACTTTCTTAAAATTACGAGAACAAATATTGATCAAAACTTCGTAATCATTTGTTACCAAATATCCTATATTTGTATAAATCTTAGTGTTACATGAATTCTTAGTTTCAATATAAGGTTTTTCTTCTAAACTTTTACATTTATTGATAATTTCATTCATTGATTATATATTTAAAATATTTTTGTGCTAAATATACAAATTAATAAATATGCCAATTGAAGATATCGATTTTTTATATCAGAACAGTATCAAAGAAAATATAATTATTTTGGTAGATAGTTCAAAGAGAAATAAACTTTTATATCCAAATGTATCGGAGTTTCAAATTGACTTTATCGAACCTTTCAATTTCGTGTACGGAATCGAAGTTATCGACACAACCATTCCTAGGACAACTTTTATGATTGATAATTACAACGACGAATTGATATACAAAGAAGGGTTTAATATATTGGATCAAGATTCATACAACATAATAAAGTTTGTAAATCAGGATTTTTCAACGGCGGAAACATTTTATCAACGGTTTAATGAACAACTTGTTGAATATACAGAAGATTTTGAAATTGACAATTATGAAAACAAATTTGATAACTCCATTGTTGAACAACGCACGAAAAGTGATTATCCTATTGTCCGTTTCATAAACAGGAAACCATTTTTGTTCGATATGAACAACTCAAGCATATTTAATATTCTAGGATTTGATCAATTTCCGAAATCCGAAGATTCATATAAATACACCACTGTGGATAGTATTCTGAATAACTACATACCCATAAACATGATACCGTATGACAACATCACACCGTATGAATATGCTAGCGTAAAGCGATACACCAGCATCGACACTGTGGTAAATGATGCCGAACAAACGTTAAACACTGTTAAATTCAACTATGTACACCGACCCAAATATCGAATAGGATCCTTTTTACAATATTTGAAGATATCCTCTAACAAGACGAATGTGTACACAGGAGATACTGTGATAAGTATTAGTATGAGAAATATTACCACGAACAAACAGGTTTTTTCTAACCTGACAAACATTATATTCAACAAAATCATCGGGTTTATAGAGTTCCCGTATCAAACGAGTTATTTACTGGGAGACACGCAACCTAATACCCATTTGATATTAAAAGTTAACCATACATACGAAATAACGATCAATAATGTGTTTGTGAATCAACAGGACTTGAATTCGTTCAAAATGGAGATTACAATGGGAATTGCTTATTTTATTAATTTGCAAAAAATGGATATAAGCAACCCTAAATTGTTTATATCCAAACCGATATTCTCGGAAAGCGATAACACCAAATTGACAATATCTTCAGTCACATCGGATACTACTTTGGTTATAAACTGTGATGTTAATGAATCGCTTGTGTTCGATGTTACCATTCCTGTGAATATGACGGGTAAACTATCGTTGTTTCCAACATTTACCATTCGTTACTTTGAGATTGATGTGGTTAAAAATAATTTAATTTCGAAGGATGACTTGTTTGTGTTAACAATTAAGAAGAAATATATTAATACTGAAAGCACGGAACACATATGTGAGTTTATTTTACAATACAAGTTCGATACAGAAACAAACAAAGCTGTCTTATATTGCGAGAACACATACCTTGACTCGATATTCAACTACACGGACTTCAAAATCAACATTGATCCATTGGATAACAATAATGTCAACAATGTGCTCATTAATTGCCAATTGTATGCAAAGACACACGGTGTTCAAGTTATTGGAAACACGAGCGACCATAATATAAAAATAAATTTGGAATTCTTCAAAGAATTTGGGTTGATTTCGCCGGGTATGGTAAATTTAGCTTCGGAAAATTATTTAATTTTGCGTTGCGAAGAGATAGAGAATCATTTGAGAGGTAGTTACGATGTTAAGGATTTTTCACCTGGATTGGGTGTTCTAAATATTGATGTTCAAGGATATGCGTCGGGGAGAACAGAGTTCTTTTCGGTGAAATACAAAGAATTTCATCCCATTGGCAAACTGAGCAAAATGAAGTTTAGGTTTGAAAGAAAAACTGACGGTAAACTGTACGATTTCAAAAATATAGACCTACATTTTATATTATCCATTAAATTCCTAAGACCCATTCAAAAGGAGTTTTTTAATAAATCAACTCTCAACCCGAACTACAATCCAAATTATCTAGGCTATTTTAACAAAACTTTACAAGATCATTACGACGAAGAGAGCAGTGATGACGACAGCGATATCGACGAAAAGTATTTCGAATCAGAGTTTAACGATAGAGAAAACGAATTAATACATAGAATAAATAAACAGAATCGTTCATTTGAATCTGATTGATTAATTTAAAATATTAAACATTTATTAAAAGCGATATACAATATCATATTTGTTAAATATTAAAAATGAGTGGTCATATTACCATATATAACGACTTACATCATATACGTGTAACTAATAACAATACAAAAGTAGTCTCTTATTTTTTGAAACATAATTTAGTAATTCAAAAAGATAATGAATTGTCGTTTTTCCTTAAAAATGACAGTTATATCAAATATTACAAATACTCTGATATTGGTTCACCCACTTCAAATGATATCGATCACCTCATACAATCAATTGTCGATTATATGATGGTGAATGAAATTGCAAATACCATCATTAGTGTTAATGAAATGGAAAGGGCAGACATAGTTTTGGATCTAAGTGTTCATTCTGGTAAAAATGAACACTTGATATGTGAAAAATTAGATGGTAATGCATCATCACTATTTAATAATAATTCTGTAATTATGGAATTAGGTAATATTGCTGCAGCAGGAACAAACAGTATAACTCGTCAATCTAAAGAATATGCGAATATTCCTTCAGGAAGAATTAATATTTCTCTGGTATCTGGAACACTAGCTAAAAATATAACCGCTGGTAATGTTGGAATCGAAGAAAATGACGGTGTAGTCTCTAAAATAGGAATTTTCGATGATGATAATGGTGTTTATGTTCAATACGAAGCGACTGTAAATGCATCTACAGAACTTGAGGAAACATACAGTATATGTAAAAAAATGACTGGACAACCTGTTGAAAAAATAATCCAAACAAATTGGAATGTAGATAAGTGTAATGGATTCGGACCATCCCAAATTGTACTTAGCAAAGAAGACATGAACACATTCATATTTAGATTGGGTACTTTACCTAAAACATTCTTACAAGTTGGAATAATGCACGAGGGATCTGCTATTCTCATACACGAATTCAATACATCTGATTTCTTTACGAAACTTCCGATAAGATGGTTTTTATCTCATAATAATAATGCTGGTATTACATCTACTATTCAAATGATACAAAACAATTCGGTCGTTTTATCAAATGAAAAACATTATACACAAAAAGTAAGTCACAGTGCTATATGTCCCCCAAACAGTTACAAGAAAATAGATTCGGATGTTACTCAAGATGTTGTATTTGACATCAAGCTAAATTCCTCGTATATTCGTTCCAAAATTAAAATAGAGAAAATAAATATTATAAACAAAGAATCAAATGGTATTGTGCTTTGGAAACTGTTGAAAAACGCTACTGTCTCCGATAACACTTTGAATAGTCATTCATCAAGTACTTACACAACAAACTCTATTGTTGATCTATTATCTTTAGACACGACACAATCACATAATGGAACTAGTTTTCTTCTTACAAACTATAAAGAAGCATCTTTAGGAACATTGATATCAAGTGGTTATATAGTTAACAATACATTAACCGAGATAGATTTGAGTAAAAATGAGAACAATGTGTTGTATGCGGATATTGATAAAGTTTCTGATCATTTAACATTGGTCGTGGAGTATGTCAACGCTCCTGCAGAAATACAAGCCACTATCGTATGGCGTGAATATGAGTAGATTTAGCTAATGAGAAATATTATCAATCAATCGTAGATACTCTTTCTTTAATACTTCAATTTCTTCATCAGATTGAGCATTCTTTCTCAATCTTTTGTATTCTCTGTTCAGATCTTTTTTTGAAAAGGAATCATTCGGAAGATTAAAAACTTTACTATTAATTTTATTTAATTCTGGAGTACCGTCAAACACATAATACTCTATCTCAAACTTCAGCAGATGATCACCCATCATTGTTGTAGTCCCATCGTACGACTGAAATCGTATTGTCAGTTTGCTTAACTTCGGTATCGGTTGTTCGTAAAACTTACCTATCTTATCTGATAATTCCGATTTGTATTCGTTATAATAACTCATCATAGGTAACTGTGTAAATGACTCCGCTAAATATTGATTGTTTGATATTGCATTTGGAGAAAACTCCTCAATGAACAAATTACTGTAAAACTCCGTTCCGTGTTTGGGATACAACGCATATATCAATTTAACAGAAAACAAATTCTTGATTACATCATTAAATTTAATCACATAACTGTCGGGTTCTTTGTATATGTTCGTATCTCTGTCCCTGCTATCTATTAAAATATAATTCTTCTTCTTGATCATCATCATTTTTGATTTTGATAAATATTTTAACTCCGCTTTAAACGCAATATTTCAACCTTGTCTCTGTTCTTAAACACATTGTTGATTCTCTCTTCAGCATCATCCATTGCGTTGAATTGCTCCAACAATTTTTGTTTTATTTGTTTTTGTGTAAGTGGTTCTTTCACAAAACTCTTTTTGTATTTAATCACACCATCCTTAGAATTGAGTTCGTCTATTTCGTTCGTGCCCATAAATTTCAAGATCTTTGTAGAAAACACATCAATCAGTTTCTTACGGTGTTTACGCTCATTATCTAAAATTTTCATTTTAGCATTGATCGCCTTAACCTCGTTATCAAGTTTAATCCACGATTTGACCTGCTCTTTAAATTCTTGTAAATCGTCCTCGGAAGATTGATGGGGAACCAATTGATTGTGATGGACATTAATCTGCTCGTCTCTTGTTAGATTATCCGTAAACTCGCTCATATTTACCACATCCGATTGTTGTCTTAAATACTCCCTTACAATAATGTCACGCTCACGCTGATGACTCATTTATTATTATTAAATGCTTTTAGTGTATTATATTTAAATTATTTTTGCATTCTTTAAGTTTTTTATCTTCAGAATTTATTTTTTATCTTTCTTTGGTTTCTTATCTTTTTTGTCTTTCTTATCTTCAGATTCAGGCTTCTTATCTTTTTTGTCTTTCTTATCTTTTTTGTCTTTCTTATCTTTTTTGTCTTTTTTGTCTTTCTTATCTTCAGATTCAGGCTTCTTTTCTTTTTTGTCTTTCTTTTTAATTTTTTTAACAGTGTTTGAAAATTCAAGCAATGAGTTTACGGAACGATCACCTTCGTATTCAATATTACGATTAGAATAGATAGTGGGGAATGAACTAACTGGTTTAAACAACGATTTATCTTTTGTCATCAATGTATTTAATAATTCATGATTTACATCGATAGTGGATATAGCATTTGCTTTTTTGAATGAGTTCCATTCAGGTTTCATTATTTCACAATACGGACACCCATGCATATACACGAATACAATCACTGGTTTTTTATCATAATTAGATGATGTAAAAGAGCGAATGTCTGATGATGTATCGAATGTAGAATGAATCATTTGTTTTAATTTAAGTCTATAAAATTATTGTTTGGATTGTTTATTAATCCTATCTGATATAATGTGTCCTTTACTAAATTGTATTTAACAGATTTATCCCGTTCATCCTTATAAGTCAAATCTGGTCCTTTGTTGATCTCCATAACCTTACATTCTAGATTTTTGTTCACCGCAACATCACAACCCAAAATCATAAAATTTAGATGATGATTTGCATCATACTTCATGATATGAGGGATGTAAGAAGAAGAAATGTAATTAAATAAATTAAATAAATTTTGTTTTAATATATTCGCTTTTTTGGCCCCCAAATAATTATACAATTCCTTCACGGTTAACGGATTATCATCGTATATTTTTCTATCTATATATCCCGTTGTTATATGTCGATCCTTGTCCAATGAATTCTTCTTAAACTTTTTGGGTGTGTAGTACATGAAACCGTTGTTATATAATTTAAATTTGCATTTCTGTTTTATGATTACCAAAACATATTGGCGAAGATTAATTTTATGCCCATTAACCAGAAAAGGGTCTTGTAAAAGTTCTTGTCCAACAACATACTCGTTATGTAACGATCGTTTTATGTATTCAATATTGTTGGTAATTGTGCAACCTTTTTGTCTTTGTACATTCTTTTTTAGTATGTACAACTTCGAAGCATCAAAGTCATCAAGGAACTCTGAAAAATCATTTTTGTTGTCTAATATGTATGTTACAGGGGTATATTTCTTTTGTTTTGCATCATCGATTGATAATATCTTGTGTAACATGGCTTTGTTAGCTAATATATCAATGCTTTTTAAACTGTATATGCAAAGTGATCTTTTTATTTTTACTATATGTGGAAAAATAGTTATGTAATCGGTTAAAAGTTTGAAGAACAGTATGTCTGCGTGTATGTAAGAACGCCCTTTTTTAATCTTATGTATTTTGAATAATGAATTAAATGGTTCAATTATGTCGATAGATGGTTTTTTTTTGGATACTTTCTCATCAAACCTGTAATAATGTAAAATGTGTTTTTTGTTTCTTAAATCGTATTTGAGTGAATAAAATAAATAAAAACAAATAATTATCAAAGATATTATATAATATCTCATTTTAATTATAATTGAATATGTTTAATTCAAAACAAACATGTGTTATTTTAATAATTGTATTTGCAATCAAACTGTTATTGGTGACTATTATATATAGTCACAGTTCAATACCAGTGTACTGTCTTATGGTAACGGGATACAACGAACGGCGAAGGGAATTTGCGAAAGTAAGCATTCGGAATTTTAAACAACAAACATACAAAAACAAACATTTAATAATATTGAATCAATCTAAAAACAAATTAATTAAAAATGAGGAGAAAAATGTATTGGAAATTTATATTGACAACACTAACAAGACTCTGGGTGAAATAAGGAACATTTCCTTACAATTTGTTCCACCGAATGCCATATGGACAACTTGGGATGACGACGACTGGCGTCATCCCACATATATCCATCATATGACAAATGAAATGCGAAAGCGAAAAGTTGATTTTTTAATGTTCACCAACAGATTCGAGTACAATCTAAACAACAAGTTCGCATTCAAAATGTCTTTACAAACAGGCTTTATGACTTTCTTTAGCAGGTACAATCCGAACATTAGATACGAACATAAGTCCACCTCGGAAGATGTAAAAGTGAAAAAATATGCTATCGATAAGTTGAACACAAGTATATACCATAATGACGCAAAAATGTACATTCGAATGATACATGACGACAACACAAGTGTGTTTGTAAAATCTGATAAGAACGATATCAAGAACACGAAAACAAATAGAATGTATTTTGAAAACGAATTAAATAACAATGAGAAGAGATTTGTAGATAATATAATATTCAAATATTATAAACAATGTATGAAGAGTTTGAAAAATTAAACTGTCAACATATACAAGAGTTAAACAAACAAAATGCTGATATAATGAAGGTGTTTGATATCAACGATGTTGTTCAGAAAGACACTTGCAAAGATAGTCTCGAGAACGAATTGTTACGCAAATCCTTCATCATCAATGGATCTTGTATAAAAAGAGAAAATGACAATACGAATATGAATTTGTGTCATGGATACGATTGTTCGACAGAACCGTTTTATCAAACCCCCGATAGGTTGAACACATATCACAACTATTTGGTGTTACAGGACGATTTGCTTGATAACACGCCTTATAGTTGTACGGAAAATCATCAACATTTCTTCAATTGGACTAGAAGAAAATTACCGGTTCAACCGGAAGAGAGGGAAGCGTACGATATGGGATTTTATGACAAATATTTAGATAAGATTCCTCGTATTAGATACACACCATGTCCAACAGATAGAATCAAATATCATTGTTAATATAATTTGGACCATTTTTTTACTGTCGTCGATTTTGTGGTGCCGTATTTTAAAGAGCGTAGATGAATCGGACAGAATTTATCGTGTGATCCTTTGGATCGTTGACATCTTTCATTTTTAGCGTTATATGCAGTACATCGTTTTTCTTCCGGTAGATTTGCATTGTAACTTCGTTTTTTTATAATCTGTATTTTGTCATTGTTTATATTAATGTCACATATGTATCTCTTTTCCAATTCTTCTAAATCGATGTTGTAATCTTTGGATATTTCATACAACAACATCTTATGAATTTTTTGTATTTCGTTTTTAAACAGATTTACAATAAACTTTGGGATAATCGTGGTATTCATTGATCTATATATTATTATTAAAAGGATAATTTAAACAATTCAATTTTTAAGCATTTTCTTAAGAATTTGTTTCATATCATCGTAACTCATGTTATCAACATCTATATCTTGTTGTTTGGAAGTGGTAGCGTATGTAGTTGTTTCTGATTCGGATTCTTCACCACCTTCTACGATTTTTAGATCTTCTTCTGCTATAGGATTCACATTCAGTTTACTTTTAATTAATTCGTTAATATCTATATTTTTTAATTCCAACTTTTGTTTTTCTTCTTTTGGAGCCGATGTTTCCATATGTCTGGTCTCTTCCATAATAATATCGTATAGATGTTTTCCTTTAGAAGTCCATGAGTAATTGGATAATATGTTCTCTCTCGCGGCTTGTCCGTGGTTCGTAATCAGTTTTCTGTGTGTGTAATAGAACTCCAATGCGTTTACATAGTCGTCCACATCACAAACCTCTGCTTCACCGGCAACGAAATCTCTGCTGTGGTCACAGTAATATGTCCATTTGGGATCAATCAAAATGGAGTTTTTACCCTTGATGAAGAAGTCTTTAAATCCACCAATATTAGGCACAATTTGAGGGACTCCAACACCAGCTTGTTCAAAATTACACAATCCGAACCCTTCACCGTCACATGTGTTCAACCCTATATCACCTACATTGTACATAATATTTATGTCGAAATCGGATATCTGTTGAGGGTTTTGTAAAATGATTAAATGTTTTTTCAGATCTTCCATCGTAATATCGTATTTACGACATTCGGAAACGATCAAATCTGATAAATCCCAACCACCGTGCATACTTGTAGCAATCAATAGTCGAATTGGCTCGCCTAAATGTTTTGAAACAAATTTAATATAACTCATCAAGCAAATATCCCATCTTTTGCGTGGTTGATTTCGGTTCAAGTTAACAATGACAAAATCCGATTCTTTCATGTTGAAAAACTTTCTGCATAACTTCTTTGGAATAGGATAAAAGTTGTCTTTGTTAAACCCATGTTCTAAAATATGGGTTTTTTTGGTAAATCCTTGATACTTGATCACATTTTCCCAATATCTGGTGAACATGATACCACCATCACACAGTTTGTCGATGTTCTTAATTAAAGCATTTTTCTCATTTTTATACACAATATCGATGTAGGGGATCAATTTGAATCTTCTGTCTTGGATTGTTTTGATTTGTTCAATCAATGAGTTGATAACGACTAGATCGTTGTATATTATCACGATTTCCGGGTCAACTTTTTGGATGTAGTCCACAACAATCTTTTCTCCAAAACCTTTATTTTTCGGATCTTCGTTCGCATACACATCGAAAACTTCAACATTTGGGGGTAAATTACGCTCTACTTTATGTTCGTTGCTATCGTAAAAGTTTTGAAATCCAAAAATGTGCAATTTAATGTCAGGGCATTCTGCAAGATATTTAGACAACTCAAACATAACTTTGGAATATCCGTTGTATTGTGCAGGATGTGTACCACATAGAATAACTTTTCTCATTGTTTTACTATAATAATAAACTATTTTTTAAATTACCCACGCAATGTATATTTTATTTAAAATCAATTAGTATAAATATATCTAAACTATCTTTAATTGAACAATGTCTTTTGTTAATGATCTGCTAAAGGATTTGAATGATTTGGTGAATCGTTTACAAGAAGACAATCTTTTCCTAAAGCGAGGATACGACGAAATCGAGCGAGAGAATGAACGATTGAAAGACAACGAAAAAGAAATGCTGAAAGTGTCATCGATCATAACCACATCGAATGAAAACACTAAATTGAAAAATTACATCCAGATTCTAGAAGAACAACTGCAAAAATATAAATCTAACTCAAAAGTTGTTTTTGAAGATTATGATCATGAAGTCGAAGAAGATAAATTATGTGTACCTGCTACTGTTGAAGTAGAGCCGGAGAACATACCGTCCAACGAAGTCGAAGAAGAGGAACTCTCTACTAGCACCACCGATAATCCAAATGTTATAGACAATTATATAGATTCGTTAAATACGGATGAAATCGATACGGATTTGCGAGTATTTAAATACAAAAATGAAACCTATTTCATTGACGAAAATAACATATTGTATGAAAACCATGAGAATGAGATAGGCAGAGAGGTTGGTAAAAGACGATTGAACAAAAAGACAAACAAATATAAAACCATTCTGTATGAAACTTAACAGATGATGTTCATGGCTGAATCTAAAGTATTTTTGAAATTATTCTGGATGTTCACTACATTCTGATGACTGATTTTTTTTTCAAGATTGCTTATCCTTTCCTTATCGAAATGATATAAGGTATCATGTTGTTTATGATTGAAATCGTTAATTTCTTCGATTTGTTCCACATTGATTACAAACGGATTTGTGTTTACATTAATAATCTTTTTGGATGTTTTAAAGTTTCTGAATTCGTCAATTGACATGTATCCACCGAACAAAGTCAAACATTTCCTGGGTGGTGCGGGAAAGATATATTTATCGTGATTCATCACATTCGCCATGATATTGATCAAATTGTATATTTCCCAGATGTTGTGATTGTTTTCGTTGGAATAAAAGTTGTATGCGCACATACATTCGAAACTACAGAAACAACCATTCACTTCAAATGTGTTATTCTTGTATTTGATCGGCAAGCCCAAATACGGATTGTCAAACTTATGGCAACACCAATAACATGCTATATTGGTCAACTGACTTTTGTCAATGTTTTTCAACAACACTTTTACACCATCCGAATCTTTCGTATTGATTAACAATTCATATGGTTTGGATGAAAAATGGTCGATTTCATTATAAGCGTTCGGTACTCGTTGATCGTTACTGCTTTGTAAATCAACATCACTATTGAACACATCCGATGACATGATTACATCGTCTTTAGAAACTAGGCTGTTGTTCCGTGTGATGTTTAGGTGTAAAATTTGAGGTTCCAAATTTTTATTATCTTTCGCAATGTTTTTCTGATTCTTATCTGTCTTTGGTTTCCTTCCTCGTTTCTTTTTTTCAGGAATCTCTTCGGTATTCATTTGTCTATGTATTTTATTTCGTCTCATTTTTTTAAGTAATGATCTCTACACACCGAAATGTATTTATCAGAAGATCCAACATCTACAACACATTCGGAGTCTGTTCTTCGTAGAGTAAACAACCCTTTGTTAGTGTCGCATAAATGACATTTGGAATACTTTTGTTCGTAAACATCAGCATAAGGAATTAGATCGATCATGTTACCGAACACATTTCTATCTGCGTCGGTTAACAATCCAGCAATAATGACATGTTTATTGTCTGTTTCAACCATTTCTAGAACAATTGATTTAACATTTGTGAAGAACTGTACTTCGTCAATGATAATCATGTTTGTATGTAAGTAGTCTGGATGATGTTTGATTACATCTAAATGATCTATTTGATTGCACACAACCTTCTCCAAATTGTGTGTTGTTATAAAAGCTTCTTTGTTGTATCTTTGATCAATACAATGATTGAATATCAGTATGTTGTTGTTGATATAATGTTTGTAAAATAACTCAATAAGCCTGGTTGTTTTGCCACTAAACATCGATCCGGAAACGATGTGTAGGAATCCCATTTATTTTTTTTGCGTTCTATATTTCTTACCACCTTCTTGTTTTTTAAGTAATAATTTGGAATCGGAGTTGATGGATGCTAGTAGCGAATTGTACTTTTCCAAATCTTCGGTGGGTAAATTGTTTTTGGAGTATATGTTCTTTACCGAATCAATTTGATTTTTAAAGTTATTTGTCAATTCGTCAATTTTTTCGGAGGTTAATCTGTTTATATTGTCGAAGTAATTATTTGTTAAGGTCAAAGTGGTATTATTACTATCGTTCAAACTGTTTATCACTTTATCAATCTCATTAAAGTACAGCATATACTGATTCAACAATTTGGTAACATCAACTATGATCTTCAAAGATACATTATAACTTTCGGTAACATTTTTATTGATTTCGGAGAGGGAGTTGACCTTAGAGTTTAGATCCCTCTCTTTATTTTTGGTCGTATCAAGTTTATTCTTAAATTCGTTTAGTTTGTTCAATTTGCCTATCATGTCATCATTTATCAATTTCGTATTGGTATTCGCATTAGTAGGTCTCGACATTATTACTTTTTATGCATATTTTATTTATTTTTAGCATGTTTTGTTTTTTTCTTAGCTTGTTTACGAAGAACTTCCGATGTTTCTGAAGGAATTTCGTGTTCCTGTTCGTTCACGATAGATTTGTAACAGCTTTTCAATTTGTATTTCATCTCATTTATATCTTCGCTTATTTGTGTATACAAAAAGGTATAGTACATTGACATCCCTAACAATATTACAAATGATAAGTTAAATATGATTTTGAATAGCATTTATTTTTACACAATATTTTTATGATGAAAAGGATAATCCGGCCAGACCGGCAGTAATCCTTAAAAAGTTGTAATTAATAACATACAGAAACAGATCGTATTTGTAATTTTTACCATCGGGAATTGGACATCTTTCTGTTTGAAACTGTATTTTGTTCAGTCTGGACATATTGCATGAACCCGATGGTTGAAAGTTTTCGGGATACAAACTAAATGAATAGACATAGATGCCCGATTTGGGTATGACGGTATGATGTTGGTAAGGCTGAACCAAATTGAAATACGAAGCGTCCTTCTCTTCGAACCGATCGATTCCGTTGAAAATGAATTTACCGTTTTTCATTATCTCTTTTTCTCGAGTATAATTCTCGCAATTACAATGACCATCCGCATCAATATACTCTCTCGAATCAGCGTAATTGTAATCGATGTATTCGTACCAACTGTTTGTATCATCGACATCGTTTCTTTTGAACACCCATACGAACTCCTTCACTGGATTTTGTAAAGTCAACTCTGATGTAGAGAATCTGTTAATGTTCAATATTGGAATACGCGTAACCTGTTCTATTAAATAATCTTGAGCATTCGTCGCGAAGTAGTTCCGTTCGTATGTATCCAAAAACAGATAATTCACTTCCAAATGAGGATTAATATCAATAGCCGCTGATTCGAAATACTCGTTCCAATGCGTTGGTTTCTGTTCGTTGATTGTAAATATTTCCTTATAAGGTCTCAACTCAATATGAATCTCTACTTCGTGATATTGTAGAGCGATCAACGGCAACGCCAATCCTGGACTTTTATTGAACCAGAATGTTAAAGGTACAAAGAACCGTTGTTTTTCAATTTGAACAGCGTTCTGTTGTAAACGATTGAAAGGGTCTGGTAAGTACACTTCGGGTATGTTACCGATAAGTTTGTCATACCCGTATCGTTTGCTAGATTCTATTGATAGTTCGTTCCAAATATGTAACCATTCGCCGTATTGTTTGTCAATGATGGTTCCGCCTATATAGATATGATAATTCTCTATCAACACCTCTCCTAGATTTTTAACAAATCGGAAATCGTCACCTATAATGGTCGATTCGTTGTTTCGTTTAACTTGTTTTTTTATTTCTGGAATTTCAAAGGAAAAATATATATTTTGGATTAGATCGGCATTTCTTTTTATTTTAGATATCATTGTGGTTGATTCGTTGAATTTAATATAATTCTTGTCAAAAACAACACGCATACTTTCCATAGCAAAATTGGTATATGTTTTGTAAACTTTCTTGAAAAAACTTACAGAAGGATTTCCATTCAACAATATGTTTTGCGCACCAAATGCAACCAATTGAATTAATCCACCAGGCATTCTTTTATTTACTTTGATTAAATTTATATAAAGTTTTTTTAAATTTATTTTATTTTTTGATTAAAATGTCATTATATTTACATCGTAAAAACAATCTGGCAGATGTTAAGAATGTTTTTGAAGCTAGACGCAATCTTGGTTTTGGTTCTTTAGCCAATTTTGATTCAAATAATGTGAATATCGATGGTGGGTCTATTTCCATCGATCATTTCAAACTTAAATCAGACAATGCTGGTCTAAACAAATTTCTTATTTGCAAGAGTAACGACGGAACGGTGGATTTTGTGGATGTGGAGTTGGGCAACTGGATCAACTGCAATTTGGAAGACATCAAGTTTAGTGATTTTGATACATCTGATGTAGTGTTTCAAAACATAAACCAGTTGCAACCGATAGCGTTTACGGGTGACTACAATGATTTGTTGAACAAACCTACAAATTTTTCAGATTTAAACAATGATTTGGATTTTCTTCATAAAGATGTGCACAATATAGATGTGGACGGTGCAATTAGTAATCTTGGATTGGGTTCTATGGCGTTTAAAGATAACTCAGATGCTATCACAATGAACAATCTTACAATCAACGGAAATTTGATTTTTCCAAATATTGAAATCGATGAAAATCCTAAATATCTATCCATACAACCCGATGGTTCAACCTTTTGGACATCTTTAAAAAAAGCATCAGACACAGAATACGGTGTTATAAAATTGAGCCACGCATTCACAGATAACGACAGCAATGCAGCAGCATCCATCATCGCGGTTAACGAAATGGAACAGACTATCCGGTCTTTGTTGAATAACATCGGAAATGTTTCTCTTGCTGCAGAAATCCAAGAAACTATAATTGATTCTGGTTTGATGAAGAAAACAAACAACTTATCTGAGTTGACCGACCTTAGGCAGGCCAGAGCAAACTTAGGTTTTAATACAAATATGGAAGGTTTGATTTCGTCCATTAATAACAACAACTCCTTTGCTGTTCGAGATTTTTATGTAAACTCAAACATCGTCTTTATAAATCCTAACAACGCAAATTTACAATTTACGAACGATTTCTATTTATCAATTAACACTCAAGGGCAAATCATACCGAAACAGTTGCTGTACGGTTCAGAAACAAATGCAGGTTTCATATACCTTACAAGCAATTACGATAGCCAGTTGATAATGGATGATAGGATTGTAGCGTTGTCTATGTATGGACTTAACCAATTTATAAACAATATTTACAATGTTAATTATGCCTCCATATCCAATTCCATTGATCCTAAAATAAGGGCATTGTATACCGAGTATATGCGTGTGGACGACAATATTCGTGTGGACAATCCTTCAACAGCCAGACAACATCTAGGTTTACACGAGGTTGCTCACACCGGTGATTTCTTTCAGTTGTCCAATCGACCTGTAAACATAAGTGCCTTTTCCAACGATTTAGGATTCATGTATAGAAGTAACAACTTGATAGATGTGGATAATATTAATTTAGCAAGACAGAATCTTTTAATCGGTAGCGTGGCGTATTACGATAGTAACAATATAAACATCTTGGGAGGTAACGGTACATTTTCAAATCTGGTTATAGATAACCATATGCAATACAAATACAACAACTCAAACTATCAAAACATGTTTTTAAAATCTATCAATCCAAATGGAGATTGTCGATGGGAATACTTACCCGATGCCACATCCACACAAAAAGGCATTGTACAACTTGAAACCGATTACAAAACTTATGATGATAAAAAAGCATCTACAGCATCTGCTCTGTTCAAAGTGTATTATAAGTTATTAGGCGAAATCGATGCGATTGATCGTAATATTGCTGAAATAAAACTGACTCTTAATATTTCTTAAAAGTAGATAATTCACTATTATTATTAGCATAACAGATTAATCAAATTAATTAAATTAATTAAATGTTTTATAAAAATGTTAAAATTTTGAATGTGTTTTATAATTTTTATAATTTGTAATTCAAATAGTTTATAATTCTTTTTATATTTATATAATTTGATATCCGAGCATTGTTTTGTCTAAACTAGACTCTCTTAGTTACAATTATAAACTTAAAAAACCAAACTCAATCATATTTTTTATCGATGTAATGATTACTGATACATTTCTTCCCCCCCCCGATCACTCCGTGTTAGCCATGCTTTAAAAAACACAAGAGAGAACACTAAAAAATGTTTTGACTCTATGGTTGTTGTGTAATTATCTTTCGAGAGTGAATATTGTAAGTGTAAGAAAAAATAGATAGATTAATCTAATTAATTAAATTAATTAAATGTTTTATAAAAATGTTAAAATTTTGAAGGTGATTTATAATTTTTATAATTTGTAATTCAAATAGTTTATAATTCTTTTTATATTTATATAATTTGATAAAATGAAATCTGTAAGTTTTATTTATGTATACATTTCAAATTGCTGATTAAAGTACAATCGATATATATATGACTTTAAAGTAGAAAATATCAGAGAAATGTATGGAAGTTTTACAATAAAATAGATAGATTAATTAGATTAATCTAATTAATTAAATTAATTAAATGTTTTATAAAAATGTTAAAATTTTGAAGGTGATTTATAATTTTTATAATTTGTAATTTAAATAGTTTATAAATTCTTTTTATATTTATATAATTTGGTTCAGTCAATTTATAATTGTTGAAAATTTATTAAAATTAAATAAATTTTAATAAATGAATTTGTTAACTGCAAACAATTTATACGACGTCCAAGATATCTTTAGATGTCGTGAAAATATGTTATTGAAGGACTGTGCCAATCTCGACAGCAATAATGTAAATTTACATGGAGGTAACATATCAATTGATCATTTCCGATTAAATTTTCATGATTCAGAGGATGATGTGTTTTTACAATGCAACGAGGATGGTTTGTTGGTGTTAAATTATGACAATCAATCTAATATTCCAAGATGGTTACGAAAGGATACCCAAAATATAGATGTAAATATATTCAATAACGATATATCTGTGGTAACATACAGTTCTCTGTGTAACATTGTGTTGACTAACAATTTTGGTGATTTTGTAATCAAACCGTATCTGTGGGACTACTATAATTCCAACGATTATGCGAAGATAGAGAACAATCTTTTGGATATATATAATGTGAACCAGTTTTACAATCAATTGGGTTTGACTCATTTTGCTAAATGTAATTTACAACAAGATATGGAATTTACTAATATTAATTGTATGAATTTTAAGTTATCCTTTTTAAAAAACAAGAACGGTCTGTTAGACGATTCTTATAACAATATCTTTGATATCAATAGCATTCCTTTGACGAGTACTTCGCAGTATGGTGTTGGATTGATAAAATATGAACCAGAATCATTGACGGATACGATTTCTAGTTCTTTTTTGAACAACATTTACATTCATTTATACGATATTTACTCTCAGAAGAATATTAATTATCAAAGTAACGTTCAACAAGTGATAAAATATATTATTGATAACGAATATATCTTTTCAAATTTCACTTGCAATTTTACAGATATGGATATTGCAGTAGTAAAACAAAATATAGAATTAGAGAAAATCTTGACCAAACTTGTAGTGAATAATGATTACATTGATTTTACTGATTTAATTGTTAATTTTAATCAAACGAGTTACAATAATTTGAAAAACTTAGGATTGATTGATCAAATAAACAATAAATATGTTAATATAGAAGATCCTATAGATGTTAGAAGTTATCATCATTTTTTCATATACATTAAGGATGGTGTTATTGATTTAACCGATGAAACTTGGAATATAGATTTAAACAATGATTTAGATATGAGTTTTTTGATCTCTTCTGAAACGATAGAGTATTCCGATTTTCCCCATAATACAGATGCCAATTTAGGAATAACTTACATATATCACAGCTATGCGAATTATGTGTTAAACAGCAATGATAAACATAACACATTCAGTTTAGACTTGTTTAGGAACTTAACAGACCAACACTTATTAGAGTTGGATAGTGTGATTGATATAATTGACTTTCAAGTCTTTTTGGAGCAGTTGTATACGACCGGTGTGGATAACGGTTCCAATCTGATCAGGTTCAGTTGTAATTTGGAAGAGATAAGTTTTTTTGATTTAGAAAGACGAAAACTGTGTTATCGAAATTTACAACTGGAACCAATCGTGTATACAAGTGATTACAATTCATTGTTCAACAAACCGAACAATGTGAGTTGTTTTTCGAACGATTGTGAGTATTTGTCTATGTATAACAATTTTGAAGAGTTTGTAAATGAAGATGAAAAGACATTTGTTCGATCGAACTTACAGGTTGGTACATTGGGGATACAAAACATTGATAATGTCGATATGTACGGGTCAAACTTGAATATGGGATTCTTAACAGTTAATTCAACTCTTACCTATACGAATAAGTCTATTAACAACAGTTACATATATTCGTCGAACAACAACGGAGTGCTTATATGGAAACACTTGCCAGAATATGATGTTGCAGTAGATAAAAATGGAATAACACATATGTACGATCAAATGGTATACGATGAAAATAGCACTTATACAAGTTTGTTACTGAATACGATATACAATGAGTTGAATGATATATTGAATATGAAGAAATTAGAATTATCCGAAATATTAAACCATCAAAATTATTTAAATTATTTATAATTTAAATTTAAATGGCGTTTCTTCAGGTTAAGCAAAATTTAGCGGATATTTATAACATATGTGAAGCGCAAAATAACCTCGGATTGCTGTCAATGGCATATCAATGTAAATGCAATGTAGATATACACAATGGTAAAATCAGTATATCTAATTTAACTTTACGAGGTCCAAACATTGATTCAAACTACATATTGGTTTCTAAAAATAGTAGTGGCCAAGTTATGTGGAAAAGACAAGCGTTGCAAGAGTGGATGGAGAAATCACCCAGTGAAATATATTTGAGTTCTTTCTGCAACGATCAGAACTACATAAAAGAGACAGAAATCAATTATACCATTTCGAACTACATAGAAGAGTTCAGAGATACAATCATTAACAACAATTTGGACATTGACGCGATCACTATAAGCAACATCACTATCACGGACAATTTTCAATTTGTATCTAGCAATACGGAATATCCTTGTATATTGACAAATAACGGTTATGGAGACAATCTGTTCATGACGAAGATCGTGCAATCAATCAGTAATAACAATAGTAACACTGTATGTTCAGCGAGTGCGGTAAGCAACTTATACGGTATGGTAAAGGAGATTGAGTCACAATTACCGGACGAGGGTTCTGCATACATGATTTCGACCAATAATTTGGATGATGTTGGATTCAATAAAGTGTATGCGGTTTCTAATCTTGGACTCAACGAAAGTTTCTTAACGAAGGATCTTACTTTATCTAATGTATATTTTTCGGATTCGACTTTGGAAGAGAACGGGAGCACTTATTATTTAATTCGGAATAACAATACATTGGATTATAAACGGTTGCAATACATACAATCTTATTTGGAGACATCGGAGGTGAATCCACCGTCGGCAACATCGGTAAACAATTTGTATGAGTTTTTGAACGAGGGTGTGAACAATAGATTGATCACCTCTAATGTGTTGAGTGAAATAATTTCGGTTGATGCTAATGGATGTAACAATCCCTATTTGCCAGTATTTCAAAACAGGTTGGGTGAAGCGGGCATACAAACGGTTGCGTTCACGGCAAACTGGTATGACTTAGTTAACGCACCCAGAAAGTTAAGTGGCTTTTCGAATGTGGATTTCAATGACGAAACCCTTTTTATCTATAGCAAGTGTAATTTGAGTGATTTGGAGAACCCAACCCAAGCGATGATTAATCTAGGGGTGTCAAAGGTGGGTCGTACGGGAAATTTTGCTGATCTACAATTACCTGTAGCCATATCAAATATTGTGTCAGCTGATAGTTTGTTGGGCGCGATACCTGGTGTTCCTTTTCTAATAAAAACCAACAATCTGAGTGAACTGCAGAATGTAGCGGAAGCAAGACATAATCTGGGTATGGGTGATATGGCGACCTTTAGTAGAAACAATGTAGAAATTCTTAATGGAAACATAACAAGTTGCAATTTAGTCGTCAACTCCAATATGAGGTATTTGCATTCGAACACAGACATCACTCTATCAGGTCAAAATGGAAATAATGTTTACTTGAAATGTTTTACTGCAGATGGTCTGGGCAAATGGGAAGATTTGCCCGTGGCAAACACCACCCTGTCCACACAAGGAATTGTGTATTTAACAAACGATCTGAACAATTCGTCATCAAATGTCGCAATTACAGCGTTTGCGTTGTCAAATGTGTTCTTTAATAATGATAATATAACAGACTTGGTGCCTTTGGCGGGACCAACCAATTTTGGGATAGTAAAGACCACAGATAATTATGTGTCTCCCGAATTATCCAGAAATGTGGTGCTAGATAGTTTTGGAATAAGCAATATGTATAACGAACTACACACCGAGATTGACGCGTTGAGCAACCAATTGACAACGGGCACAACCGAATTGATTTATTCACGGATGAGTAATGTAACAATAAGTAACTATAATGGTAATGGGTTTTTGCAGATTGACGATCAATCATATGGGGATGATATTATTAAAGAGATCAGTTTGAATTTTCCTAATTCACCCAACACATATCTTGCGAGTGATGGGACATTCAAGGAGATAAAAAACATTTCGGTGAGTAATCAAGGTTCATATAACTTCTTGGAAATGGAGGATGTAAGTGATGTGATTAATGGTATAACGGTTAAACAATTGACATTGAATTTTCCGAATACAGCAAATCAATACCTAGCAAGTGACGGGACATTTCAAATTGTTCAACCAACCACGATTAATCAAGGTGGTATTTCTTTATCAAACCGAATATTTTTCAACGGTCCTATTGATATTTTAGAGTTCAAACCAGCAATAAATACGATAGAATTCAAAAACACACTATACACTGCTGGAAATGGTATTGAGATTGATCCTGTTACCAGAGTAATTAAGAATAAGGGTATTGTATCAGCACATGACACCTTTTTTGTCAAAACCGATGATGGATCTGGAACAAAAATATCGTTAACTGGTGCATTGATAGGAAACACCGCAAGGAAAATAACAGGATCGCCTGGTCAATTCTTGAAATGTACGAATGATGATGAATATGGTTTTGCAGCGTTGAATCAAGCTAATTTTGATTTAGGAACACCAGGATTTGTGCCTGCACCAATTGATGCAAATAAAGTGTTGCTAAGTGATGGTTGGTCAACAATAGCAGATTTTCAAAGCGGTAAATTAGAAGAATTCGATGGTGTGAATCAAGGATTAGTTCCACCTCTAGCAACAGGTAATAAGGACGAATATTTTCTTAACGCCAATGGTGGATGGACACTTAAATCAGATATTACCGACTCGTCAAGTGCTATTAAAGAAGTTAGAACAAATATGAACACCATATTAGATGTTACAACAACCACGGGTATTGCCAACATTAATTTTAAAGATGGTTTGAATTATCAAGTTATAACAAAATCGGACGATGCAATAGAAACCTATGTTTGGAAAGGCATAATTGATGTGATCAATAATGGTGCGAGTTTAGTTCCTGATGTAAATCCGAATAGTCAATATTTAACAGCATCAGGTGATTATGGTGTTCCACCTTCCGCTAAGAATTTCAATGTATATATGACTTTTGATGATATTAACAACGAATTAAAAATTCAACAGAATGTGAACGATATTAACTTACCATCAGGCACCACCACATGTAATGTAACACTCAATTATATACATAAATACAAAGATACGCTGTATGAAAACGGTGGTGAATTTATCAGATATGCTAATGATGGAAGTAAAGATGGAACAAACACCAGTTTTGGCGATATAAACAGGAATGTAATAAATAACGCTTCACATTCGAATAGAGTGTTTACACTAAGTGCTACTAAAAGATATATGGAACTGTTTAAAGAAGAATTCACTGAACCAGCTTATAACGGATCACTTGACGATCATCATTTATTCACTACAAAAGCTACCTCAAATTATGTTCAAAGCCGGTTCGATGCGTATAGACAACTTGGTGCTTTCTCAGGTAATGTCAATTACACAACACCCGATACCGTAATTAATTATATAGATACAAGAATGTTTAACAATTCAATGTATAATAGATTGAATAATATATTTGAGGATGACACCAAATTTCCAACCCCGTTAGCGGTTTCAAACTATGTGGATTTTAATTATGTGAAAACAACTATAAAGAGTACTTTGTCAACAAATGTCAATACTGAACCGAACAAAGTAATTATAGCGGAAACATTGTCAAATTATGTAAACAACACACTTACTTTTGATTACAATGTGAATAACTTTGGTGGGGCAAATCACAATAAGTTGGTGAGAGCGAGTAATGTAATAAATTATTTCAACATTAATCGATATCACAGCGGTGAAACCATAAGTTTTACAGACGATATTAAATTTTCTACTCCAGCAGCGGTGTCGAACTATGTGGATACCCATTATGTTAAAACAACTGAAAAAAGCACTGCATTAACAACAGTTAATATTGAACCGAACAAAGTGATCATAGCGGAAACATTGTCAAATTATGTAAACAACACACTTACTTTTGGTTATGATGAGAATAACTTTGGTGGGGCAAATCACAATAAGTTGGTTAGAGCGAGTAATGTAATTCATTATTTTAACGAAAACAGACATATAGATATTAATTTTACAAACAACACTAAATTTCCAACCCCATTAGCGGTGTCTAACTATGTGGATAATCAATTTCATTCATATACACATACTAATAGTGCGGATTTCACAGATAACACTAAATTTCCAACCCCATTAGCGGTGTCTAACTATGTGGATACTAGAAAGTTCTCCAAATCGAAATATACTACTCCGAATGTCTTTATAAATGATGTTGATTTCACCACTCCTCTGGCGACCTCTAATTATATAAATGATCGTTTCAATGCGTATCGACAAATAAATTACAGTGTTTCAGACTTTGCAAACAACACTAAATTTCCAACTCCAGCAGCGGTGTCAAATTATGTGCGACAAAACTATGTAAATGTAGGTTCAAGATATACC